GGTGCTAACAGCAGAAGACTGTGTAACGGTGTTGCCATTACCCAGCAGAGTGAATAGCTTGTTTGCTTGGTCAATCTCGTCACCCATAGCAAGCGTGACGTTGTCGAGGGCCTCACCAAAGTGGGAGGTAATTGTGCCAGTCCCAATCAGCCGACTATTGAACCCATCAAGGTAGCCAGACAGAGATGCAATCCAACCACCGAACTTGTTAGCCACGATATTTGTAAGCGAAGTCCTTAGAATATCGAAGTTAGATGTCAGGTCTGTCAGTCTCTTGATTGTCTCCGGGCTCATGGCGTTTTTCGTAGCATCTGCGAACTCGTTTAAGCCCGCTGCGTTGTCCTGCAAGAGAGGCAGCAGCATAGTGCTGTCAGACGCCAGTGCTTCCATGTAGAAGGTCATCTGTTCTTGTGACAGACCCGCCTTCTCAAGACTATCAACATAGAGTTGTAGACCCTGCTCGCCTGACAAGTCTTTGAAGGCATCTTTTGTGATGCCAACCTTCGGTGCGATCTGCTCGAAGAAGTCCTTCATAGGACCGCCGCCAGTTTGCAAGAAGTCGTTAGTCTTGTCGTTCACATCTTTGATGATGTCTGCGTATTTCTCAAGAGAGATCCCCGACTTGATAAGGGCAGGGGCAACACTCTGGAGCCTATCAGTTGACGCTCCCGTAAGGTCCGCCATAATCTTAAGCTCTTTGGCGCTCTCAGCAGCGATGCCCAAAGTCCTCCCAATAGCTATCCCCACCACAGCAGCAGCAGCACCTACGCCCTTGAGGGTACTAGCCACAGCAGCAAACTGTTTTTTCTGGTCAGCCGCGAACCGCTTAGAATGCATCTTGGCTTTGTCTAGGTCCTTCTTTAGCTTAGCACTGTCAGCAGTCAGCGCAATATTAAGTGACGCCATTGTAGCCATTACTTGTTCCTCTTCCTTGCAGCAGCCGCCGCCTTCTTCTCGATTGAAGGCCCAAGAGTATTCTTGAACCTATTGATAATTGCCCGAGTGCGTCCCTCAATAGCACCCCGCAGGGCGTAGTTAGCAGGCTGACTTTGGGTTCCGTATTCAACAGCGAGTGCTTGATACCACATGCTCCGGCCTCTCCAGAACCAACCGACCTGTCCGTAGGCTACAGTCTTGCTGCTGTAATGTTCAGACACAGAGACCATCTTACGTGTTGGCTTGCCGATCTTTAGCCTAGTAGAACCCTGAAGATCACCTGTTAGCTCAGGTGTGGCCGCTTGGACTACACCAACTAACGGGTTCATGGCAGCCTTAATCGCAGGCCGCATTGCTTGGACAGCGGTGTTGCCGCCGTACTCCTTTTGGATACGCGACAGGGCCCTCTCTAAGTCTCTTAGACCCTCGACCCGTATTGATGTGTCTCTCGGCAAGTGGTTCCTCCTTATTGTTTGGCTGCATCCAGTAGCCAAGCTGGAGCACCTTCTGAGGGTAACACAGCAAGCATCTGGAGGGAGATGTTCTTCTTCTTGGATTGTACTCGCCGCGCGTGACCTTCTCCAAGTGAATGAAAGTCCTCGACTACTGGGAACATTTCGTGGAACGGGATAGCGGGCGTGGCCTTGTATTTCTTGCCAGACGCCACTGCGATAGCAACCTCCTTTTGGAGGTGCTGGGAACAGTAGTTTGTGTAAGCGCTGTGCGCGTGACCATAGGGTCCCCACAGCCCACCCTGTAGTGTGACATAGAGGGCCTTGGCGTCTTCTATTGGTAGGTCATCCACAGTGGACAAGCTAGAACCATTGGCAAGCATGAAGGTTCTAACTTGACTAAACCACTGGGTCTTTACTTTCCCAAGTCTTTGGCACTCGGGTTCATAGTCTCGGAGACCGCGTTCATGATATCTTGGATGTCTTTAACAGACAGCACCTCAAGAATGGCCTCGTAAGAGCCAACGTCCTCAAATGCTACGCCTGTCTCATCACAGATCAGGTCTGCGAACAGTGCCACTATGGCCTTCGCAGGGTCATCCTGTAGGCCACCGGACACCACACTGAGCAACCCCTGTAGAGCCTTGGTTGGTAGGTTCTGGATATAGATGCCATCAACACCAATATAGATTGGGCGCTTACTCTTTACTTTGGATAGCTTAGCCATGTTATTTAGTCCTTCTTCCAACCCTGCGGGCTTAGTGTTGTTTTGTAGAATGTGTCGACATAGTCTTGCGCCATAGCGATAGCTTCAGCCGCCGACATTTCTTCTTCGACCATAAAGCGTGTGCCCAGTTCGAAGATCATCTTCTTTTGATTGCCGCGTGAAAACCAGAACTCTGGTTCCTCTTGTGGCTGTGCGTACTGCGTTTGGTTCAACATCGAGTTCAGTACTGTGTCGTCAATCATTGTCTTGGGAGTTGTCATTTGTTCTCTCTTTCTGATAAGTGGTGGCCCCCAGAATAAACTGAGGGCCGGTAGTTTAAGCAGCGTCAAGCCAAGTGATGCCACCGGAACGAGCGATAGAAACGTCCATCTGGATGCGGTCATCGATCGGCTGGTTTACTGTAGCGTCTGCCACATAACCATCAAAGGCAGCCCAAGTTACGGCTGTGCCTTGCGTGAACTTAATCACAAAGCTGTGTGGTGTAAGACCATCGTCATCACGAAGGGCCTTGTGGATTGTGTTGTCGAGGTTAAGGGTGACGTTGAAGTCGAAAGAGCCGGGGTCTACTTGACCGGGAAGCTTACCTTTGACGTCATCGCCATAGACTGGGACGTCGATAACCGAGCGGGCTTTGTTCAATGAGCCGATGTCCGCAACGTCGATAATTTCGTTACCGGAAGCAGCCGATGTGGCCATTGAAGCGACGTCTTTGTCAGCATCGACGGTTGAGACATAGTAGAGGGTGGCAATAAAGCCAGCGGCGCGGCCTGTTACTGAAGACATAGAAGTTCTCCTTTTGAGAAGTTAGTCGAGAAGGTTGATTTCAACAATGATACGAAAGACTTTTTCGTCACTGTCTGTGAAGGTTTCGATTGTGTTTCCCACCAATGCACGACTGACCACCGATAAGCCCATAGCTCCAGAGAAGCCGTGGAAAGCGGTCACGATCTTATCTTTGAGGACTTGGGTCTCAGAGTAAGTCTTTGCATAGATGTCCACGGTGAAGGGTGTTTCTCGCAGCCCATAGGAGCCGCTGTAGAAAGCCTCTCGGATGCCACCGCGACCACTGTAAACAACAGCAGGCAGGGTAGCACTTGGAGCAATGGCGGGGTAGGCCCGCGTAGGCGAGACTGTTGTGGCCAGCTTGGCTCCGAAGTCTTTGGTCAGTTGCATAATGGTTTCCTTAGATCACAACGTCTTGCAGGAGGTCTAGGAGGAACATAATCTCGGATCGGTTCCCGTGCATTGGGTCAATCCCAATCACCCCAAAGGTGTCACCATCAACCTTAAAATAGTCTCCTACAACTACTCCTGTGGTGGCGACGTTCTTGCGTGTGTAGCAGAAGAATTTGGTGGTGTCGACGGTCCCCGTGGACTTGAGTATCTCCTTGAAGGACAGTGTGGACAAACGTGACCCCGTGGAGAAAGCTAGGGTACCTGTTGAAACCTCTTCCCCATAGTCATTGTGGGCAATGGACCTAGTGTAGACATCTGCCCTCTTTGGGTATTCCAGCATCTTACCAACCTCTCAGGGATTGGATCAAACGCATGGCGGACAACTGGACTGCCTCCGCTTTCTTTTCAGAGGAGTTGTTGCGGTTCTCAAAGAGTTCAGCAGCTACCAACAAAATGGCACTAGATAGCTTAGGTGACACGATCCCCAGAGATGTGGTGTAGGTGATGTAACCAACGTAATCAAAGAGGGCGCTTAGGCCAGTGGGTGTTGTGGTGTACTTGATGACCGGATAGGCCCCGGATGTGTCCACAACGTAGTCGCCTGAAGGGACAACTTGGGCTGTGTTAGCAGCATCCCAGTAGGTCACTACCACACCAGCGTTGGCTTTGTGTGGAAGTTTTGTGTCTCCAAAAGAGGAGACGTTCACCCTCACAGTGGTGGGGCTTATGAATTCCCCAAGGTAGCCGGATAGATAATCTTCAGCCGCCAAAAGAATGCTCTGGAGTTCACTGTCGTAGGAGTTATCCCCAAACAGCAGAAGGTGTGTCTTAAGTTCTGCAACCGTTTTGTAAGAAGCATTGGCTGCAACGGTGACGAGGTAGTCCATAGGTTCTCCTTCCAAGTTAAAGGCCCCCTAGCGAAGCGCTAAGGGACCCTGGTTTTATGGCTTAAGAAGCGGCCATCTTCAGTGTCTTCAGGGCTGTCAAGTCCCAATCGGAGATGCCCGAACGCAGTTCAGCATAGTAAGCGTACTTACCTGGGACTGTCTGGTCGTAGCGGCCAACAGAAGCGGAAGCACGTTGCGCGATCACAAGGCCCTTCTTCCAGTCACCGAACGCACCAGTAACGGCGCCAGCAACAGGTGCAGCCATGTAGGCGTTCTCAAGAACAGGAGCACCGAACAAACGGAAGCCACCAAGCTGTGGATCGAACATCAGTTCGGAGCCTGTACCGGAGTTGGACAATGTGCGGAGTTGGTTCATAATCTCGCTGGAGAACATGAAAGAACCACCGACGCGGTGCTGTGGCTGGACCGAGTAGTACAAGTCAACGATTTCTGCCCAAGTGACTTCATCAACAGCAGCCGCAACCTTACCAGCAGTCATAGTGGCCAGCTCGGTGACGTGTGTCGCAGCTTCAACAGAAGCAACTTCTGCCAGCATATCCTGTGTCCAGAATTGGTCGAAGCCAGGGATGTCAGCAACAGCTTCAATTGTAACATCTGTGCGAGCGTTGAAAGTCTGGACGATCAAAGTCTTGACTGCAACAGAGGCGTTGCCGTTGTCAGCTACGTTCTTTGTGGCACCAGCATTCTGAGCAGCGTGTGAACCAGCACGTGTTGGCAGGTCGATCGCTTTGCTTGTGGTCGCCATAACGGAAGCAAGGCCTCGGATTGGGTTACCATCAAAGATTGAGCCAATCAGACCGAATGTCTCAGTTGCACCACCAGTAACGTTGCGGCCCTGTGTGATTGCCTTGAGCTCAACGTCGAAGTGGTTGCGGCCAGTTGCTTCGAATGACTTTGTGAAGCCTTCATTGACTGAGTTCATAGCGGAGATTTCCTTCGGGTTTGATTTGATTGTAGCAGGGGCAGGCATTGCGTCGAACTTAGCTTCCAGAGTTTCCAGAGCGCCTTTGAGTTCAACGATTTCAACTTTGTCAGCTTTGGTTTCAAGGGAGACGTCAACGTCAGCCTTCAGCGACACGCTTTCGAACTTGCCTTCAACTTGGGCTTTGATTGCGTTGAGGGCGGTTGTTACTTCGTTAGGCATAGTACATCCTTTCAAGATGATCTTTATTGGTCGTGAGGTATTCCACCTACACTAAGATTGTTTGGGTTATGGTCGAATGCATCGGAATGATGCGGGTTCTGGCATTCCGCCAAAGGTCTTTACAGGGTGAAACCACCGAGAGCTTCAGCCAGTGTCTCTTGGAGCGTGTCGTGCTCCCGAAGGTTCTTAAGGCCCTTCCATCCTGAGAGGAACAGTGCCTCGCATTCGGACTTGGTCAGGCCACCTTCGATAAGGTGCTTCTTCAGGGCAGACGTTTCAATGAAGCCATCGGAGGACTTCACGGATACGATTTGCGCTTGATCGTTGGCAGGACGTAGGACGACAGAGGTCTCCACTAAGTCCATTTGGTTGAACGTGCGACCACCACCAGCATTCTTGGTGTAGTCGCCGCTCCTGAAGCCAATGGAGACTGCACTAACAGCGTCCCGCTTCATAAGCTTGTAGACATCGGAGCCCTTGGTTGTTTCAGTGTAGAGAACACCTGTTCCCATAACGCCGTGGTTGTCTGCCTTCAGGTCGATCCACTCGCCAATGATGGCTGTGTGGTCATGCTCGTAAAACATCGGGAGCTTCTGGGTGCTTGGGTCAAACTTAGCGATAAAGCTGTCCAGAGCGCCCTTATCAATAATGTCTTCAACGATATCCGAGTTGCCAAAGGTTGTGAGATAGGCGGAGATTGTGCCAGTTGTTGCCCCGGTCTTGTTCGTATCAACGACAAGAGCAATGGACTTATTGATTATCTTCATTAGGGGTTTCCTCTTGAATTGGTGGGGTGATTGGCTTAGGTTTGTCCTCCTCTGCCATTGGGCTGTAACCCATCAGAGCACGAGCCTCATCAACCGTTAGGATTTGTGCAGTCACAGCGTCAACAGCAACAGCCGTGGCTTGCTGAAGGTCACCCCGTAGTAGATCGGAGCTATCAAAGCGGATCGTGAGGCCAGTTCCAGCCAATAGGCCAGAGGTCAACTTCTGTTCAACCAACGTGGTCAGAGGTGCAACACTGTCACGATAGAACGCCGTGTTGCGAACTTGGACGTTGCTGTACTTGGCACCACTGAAGATTTCAAGCATGTGACTAGGGATACGGAAGACTGCGCCAATGCGGGCAGTTGTTTGCTCCTTAAGTTTCTGGGTGTCGCCATCGGCAGGGCTAAGCGGTGAGAGCTGTTGGAAGGTAGCACCACCACCAATAACAGCTACGGAACCACGAGTGGTACCGCCCTTGCCGAACTTGCGTGACCAGGCATCCGTGAACGCTTGGGCTGTTGCTGGCTCTACATCCTCAGGGAAGCTAACAATGCCAGAAGCAGACGTACCGTTGTCGAATGTGTCTGCGATAAGCTTGTCAATCGAGTTATCAATCGCCACCAGTTGGGCACATTGTTTTACCCGTGAGAGGCCTTCAGCTTCTTGGCCAATAAAGTCCCTGAAGTGGATGACCTCCTTCTCTGAGTAACTGCGCCCGTTAAGCGTGAATGTGCGCTTGCCAGACATAGACAAAACTGTCTCCACGTCCGAAGCCGGGAGTGGCACGAGCTCGACTACCTTGCCGCTAGATGTAGTGACCTTCTGCAGGTAGCTGTTACCATATAGCATAAGGTCCACAACGATCCCGTAGAGGAGTTCATAGCGGCTCTGAGAAGCGTTAGGCGTCCGAAGGAGTTCATTGACTGGGTGTTCGACAGGGCTGAATGACTTATCCCCCTCTGTCATAACAGCCACAGGCAATTGCGACACAGCAGTCCCCAGAACACTTAGGCAGGTGAACACCGTAGCATTCTTCATTGCGTTCTGGGGGGTTACTTCTTGCGAGCTGTACTGTGTTGCACCGATGGAAAAGGTGAAGTTACCCTGGTTGGTTGTAGGGGCGTGGGTCGCCTCGGATGGCCGGAGCCAGTCTAAAAGTGATGGCACAATGGCCCTCCTTGGTTAGTCCATAAAGAACGTGAATTTTACAGGCTTTTGAGCCCCGTTAGCAGTTGCGCGACCTACCGCCATAATCATTGCAACAATAGGGTCAATCTTGAGAGCGGGGTCACCACCTTTGCGAACTTTGATGTTACCGTTGACGTCTGTGTAAACCTCGCAGTTGCTTATGCACCAATTGAAGAAAGGCTTTCCCAGGTGTTGGAGCGTTCCGCCCTTGACCATGAGTTCGACTTCTTTAGACGCTGGAGACATTGCTTTCATTGACTGGTCGTAGCGTACCATAGGCAAGCCCGCCTCAGTCAGCCGAGAGGTTAGGTGGATAGCAGACCAACTATCAAATGCGACCTCCTTTAGGTTATGCGTCTCTGCTAATTCAAGGAGGTAGGTATAGATTGCATCATGGTCCGCGACGTCCCCTTCAGTCACCCGTAGGTGGCCTTCTTCAGCAGCTAGATCATAGACAGACCTCACGTGCTTCGGGGCGTTTCGGAAGGCTTCCTCTGGGACCCATGCTTGGAAGTCCACATGAAAACGGCCATTATCAACCCACAACAAAGAGACTGCTGTAAGGTCAGACGTGGCACCCAAGTCCATTCCCACGTAGAGGGGACTGTCGGTTTTGAGGGCCGGCACAGTGTTTTTATTCCAAGATGCCAACTCCATCCAAGCGTCTGCTGTAGAGATGAATTCGTTGCAATATTTGGTCCTGAAGTTTGACGCTTTGCTGGGGATGGCCAGAGCGACCCGAAGCTCCTCTTTCAGGAATTCCATGAAGACACTGATTTCAAGGTTTGGGTTGGCTTTTATCCAGACATCAGGGTCGCGCCAATCATCACCATCTTCGATCTGGTAGGCCATCGTAAAGATGCGATCGTCACTAGCAACTCCTTCCAGTACCTTCTTCCCGTAGTCTAGGGTTTGGGTAAAGGGGTTGCTCTCTGCTCCTGGTTGACCTGTTGTGATGTAGATAATCTGCGGGGACTTCTGGGAGCCCATGGAGGAAGTGACGACGTCAAACAAGTTAGGGTCTTGGATAGCCGCAGCTTCATCAGCAATGGCTAACCGGATGTTCAGACCGTCGAGACGTTTGCTCTCCTTAGATAGAGCAGTGTAACGGTTCCAACTGTCTTTGTTAGAGATTGCAGAGACCGTTCTGTCATATGAAGGCAACAGCCGATTGTCACTTGTTGCAGCCATTCGGCCACTCATGTTCCAAACGAGTTTTGCTTGCTCCTTCTGGGTTGCCATCGTGACCAGCTGTGAACCCTCTGGGGCAAACCTTAGTTCATATAGTGCCCAGACGGCCAGCAGTGTAGACTTGGCGTTCTTACGACCAACCAAGCAGACCATGCGTGTGTAACGCCGGATCTCTTGGTCGTCCTTGTCCACCCAGCCGAAAGCATTGGCCACGATAAAAGCTTGCCAAGGTGATAGCCGGATCTGTTGACCTACAACGCTACCTTCCACATATTTGAACAACTGCATGAAGGCAAGGGCGTGGTCCGCCAGCTCCTCCGAGAATTGCCAGCGGAAGCTGTCGTCCTGTTGGTTGGTGTTCAGGTCGTTCAAGAAAGACTGGCACTGAAGACGAATGTGCTTATTAGCCCCTATGGTCCCTTCAGTGGTGTCCTTGGCGTACTGGATGGCTGCGGCTGCCAGTGTTGGTTGTGTCATGGTGTTTCCTTTTATGTTTTGTACAGCGCCTCCAATTGCTTCATGCTGACTAGCTGCAGGTCATATTGGCCGTCGTTGACCAAACGCTTAACAGCTACACCACGCCAATAGTTGCGTG